GAGTAAAAAAAATGACAAAGCTATGTCCAAGAGGAAAAGCCGCCGCAAAGCGAAAATTTAAGGTTTACCCTAGCGCATATGCTAATGCCTATGCATCTAAGATTTGTGCTGGTAAGATTAAAGATCCTAGCGGTGTTAAAAGAAAAGATTTTAAAGGCCCCAAGCCAATGTCAATGGGAGGCTCTGTTTCTCAACAAAGAAAACAAGTTTCTGCTCAAAGAATGTCTAAGGGTGGATCTGTTGTGGCTGCAGGTTGCGGTATGGTAGAAGGTAAGAGACGTAAAAAAACTAAATTACCTTCAAGTATTTATGCCTAAAGATCCTGTAAAAGGCACAGGAAAAAAACCAAAAGGTTCAGGCAGGCGATTATACACAGATGAGAATCCGAAAGACACTGTTCGTATTAAATTTGCTACTCCAACTGATGCACGTAAAACGGTTGCAAAAGTGCGAAAAGTTAAAAAACCGTATGCACGAAAAATTCAAATCCTTACTGTCGCTGAGCAACGTGCCAAAGTAATGGGTAAAACACAAGTTGCTAGTATCTTTAAAAAAGGTAAAACTAGTATAAGGAAACAACATGGCAAAAAGCGGACTTAAAGAGTGGTTTAAACAAGATTGGGTTGACATAGGCTCTAGGAAAAAAGGTGGTGGCTTTGCTAAATGTGGTAGATCTAAACAAAAGAAAGATGCCAAACGAAAGTATCCAAAATGTGTCCCAAGAGCAAAAGCTAATAGTATGACTAAAGGTCAAATAAAGTCAGCGGTCTCAAGAAAAAGATCAGTTGCACAAGGCGTTGGTGGTAAACCAACGAATGTAAAAACAATTGTCTCGAAAAAAACAAGCAGAAAAAATAAAAGATGATGTAATTCAATGGTCTAAGCAAGTCTTAGAGCCAATGAATAAACACTTAGGCTTTCCGGCTTGTCCCTTTGCAGCTAAATGGAGAAAAGATAAAAAGCTTCGAATAGAAGTTCGTATGGATAAATCTAAATATGAAAAACATTTAAATACATTACTTAAATCATGGAATAAAAAAGAACATGATATATTGATTTTTTGTGATCCTTTTTTTGATCAATATTCTTTTGAACAATTCAATGATAAGGTGCAGTTTTATAATAAATTATACAATAGAAGAGATGTATATTTTATGGGCTTTCATCCTGACGTGCCAGCTACCGTTGAGGGCCAAGAGTTTCTAGTAGATCCTACAGACAACTGCGCATATGAGGGAAATCTTGAGTATTCTATGATGTTAATACAAAAATTTAAACAGCTGTATGATGCAAGTTGCAAACTACATAAGATAGGTTATTATAAGAAATGGCCAGCTGAGTATTACGACGAGGTCGTGAAAACTCGGCAAGACAAATACGAACAACTTTTTAAAAAGGAGAAAAAAAATGCCAGGTAAAACAAAAAACGTAGTAGGAATGAAAATGCGTGGTGGCGGTAAAGTCAACAAAATGCGTGGTGGCGGTAAGGTTATGCCTATGATGAAGGGTGGCGGTAAAGTCACGAAAAAAGGCAAGAAAAAATCTGTCGTTAAGAAAAAAAGAGGATAATTTGAATGACCACATCGGACACTACAACTTTTGATTTACAGATTGATGAAGCAATTGAAGACGCGTATGAGCGATGTGGTTTTTCAGGAACAAGAACGGGTTATCAATTACGGTCTGCCAGAAGAAGTCTAAATCTTTTATTCTCTGAGTGGGGCAACCGCGGAGTTCACATTTGGAAAGTAGCTAATCATACACAAAGTCTAACAGCAGGATCTACTGAGTATACTGCTCCTAGTGATGCTGCAGATGTTTTAGAGATGGTCTTCAGAAATAGTTCGAGTGTTGATACGTCGATGACAAAAATATCTCGTTCAGAGTATCAAGCTATACCTAACAAAACACAACAAGGAACTCCTAGTCAGTATTTTATAGAAAGAAAATTATCAAGTGTAAAAATTAATGTTTATCTTGCTCCCGACACTACAGGAACAAACCTTAATTATTATTATATAAAAAGAATTCAAGATGTTGGTGCTTATACCAACACACCAGATGCACCTTTTAGATTTTTACCTTGTATGGTTTCAGGTCTTGCTTATTTTATTTCTCAAAAAGTTTCACCCGACAGAACACAAGCTCTAAAATTATACTATGAAGATGAACTACAAAGGGCATTGACTGAAGACAGTCAGTCCACTTCAGTTCACATTGTCCCTCAAAATTATTTTGTGAGTAGCTAATGGGCAACTTTGCTACAGGTGCTCGTGCCATAGCCTTATGTGATCGTTGTGGTCAGCAATATAGATTTCATGAACTTAGACAAGAATGGAACGGACTAAAAACTTGTCCTTCTTGTTTTGAAACTAAACATCCACAATTGGATCCTCCTCATCATAGAGCAGACGCACAAGCTCTTCCTTGGAGTAGGCCAGCTAGAATTGAACCGATGACAGTTTTTGTAGGAGCTCCTGGTGACTCTGCTTTTGAAGCAAATGGTATGCAACCTGCTATTGAAATCAGAGAGTTGATTATGAGTTCAAGTGTTGGTAAAGTGACAGTGGTGATATCATGAATTATACTGAGCTTTTAGACAATGTAAGAAACTACACAGAGGTTACAAGCGATGTTTTAAGTAATTCTGTAATTAATGTTTTTATAACTAACATAGAAAATAAAATTGATAGGGCGGTTGATGGTGATTATCAAAGAAGATACGCAACATCAACTTTCGAGGCTAATAATTCTTTCTTAGATATATCTGGGCCTGAGGGAGGGTTTAGGTTTGCAAGGGGTTTAGAGTTGGTTGAAACAGACGGCACAAGAACTTGGTTACAACAAGTTGATACAACCTTTATAGATGAGTATATTCCAGAGCGATCAACCACAGATACAAATTTTACAGGCAAACCTAGATATTGGGCAAATTGGGATGGAACTCAATTGGTAGTAGCTCCTACTCCTAATGCAGCCTACACTGTTGAAATGTGGTATCAGGAAACTCCTGAGAGATTAGGTAACGGCTCTGGGTCCACAAGCACAACAACTTTCATATCTAACAATGCTCCAGAAACACTTTTGTATGGAACTTTAGTGGAGGCATATTCTTACTTGAAAAATACACAGGATATGCAAATATACCAACAAATGTTTCAATCGTCTTTGAGCGAGTTTGCTCAAGAGCAGATGGGACGTAAACGTAGAGATGAGTATGTAGACGGTGTCTTAAGACTCCCTCTTAAATCAGTAGACCCAGGAGGTAAATAAACATGGCAATAAATCAAGCAGTTTGTGCTTCATTTAAAAAAGAATTATTGGCGGGTGATCATGATATCGATAATGATACAATCAATCTCGCTCTTTACACAAGTTCTGCAACTTTAAATGGAAACACAACAGCATTCTCAGCAACCAACGAGGTTGGTGCATCCGGAACATACGCTAGTGGTGGAGCGACTTTAACGAGTCCAACCATTGGCTTAACAGCATCAAGTGCAACAGCTTCAACAGCATTTGTTGACTTTGCAAATGTAAGTTTTACATCAGCAACTATTTCTGCTCAAGCAGCTTTGATCTATAATAGATCTTCAAGTAACACAAATGCAGCTATCGCAGTTTTAGATTTCGGTGCAGTAAAGACATCAACAAACGGTACATTTACAATCGCATTCCCAACAAACGATGCATCAAGTGCTATATTAAGATTATCTTAATATAGGAGGTCATTACCATGGCAGATGCTTGGAATGAGGGCACGTGGGGGCAAGGCTTTTGGGGACAACAAAGTTCCATAACAGTTACCCTTACGGGTGTATCCTCTACATTTGCTTTAGGGACTGAGTCTGTTGTTGCTGATAGTTTAGTAACATTAGACTCTTTACAAATAACTTCAGCTGCAGGAACAGCCGTAGCTGAACAACAATCCGTATTCACCTTAAGTGGTGTATCATCTCAATTTAATTTAGGTACTCCAAGCATAGAAGAAGGAGCGGGAGTCACTCTTGCAAGTTTATCTATGGCATTTACTGCAGGAGACGAAACTGCATCAGGCACAGTTGATGCTGGTTGGGGTAGATCTACATGGGGATCTTTTGCCTGGAATGAAAACATAACACAAGAAGTTAGTGTCACTGGTGTTGCGATGTCAACGTCTCTTGGCACAACAACACAATCAGTTGGTACGGGTGTAATTGTATCCGCGACTGGTTTAAGTATGACAAGTACCTTAGGTACTACATCACAAACAGGCACCGCGGTAGAAACTCTTGATAGTTTAACAATAGGTGCGGCTTTATCAGGAGCTTCAGGTATTGTTGGTGAAGGTAATGTGGGAGTCATAGCTCCTTCTGATCAATTAGACTTTGCAATTGGTACCCCTGTCATTGACATCTTTACTCAAGTTGATGCTCCTTCAGTAGCAATGACATCCGCTGCAGGTACATTAGTTGCAGAAGCGGATGCATTAGTTACACTTGGTAGTTTATCTAGTAGTTTCTCATTAGGCACAGAAACAGTAGAAGTAGGTTCTGGTGTAATCGTCAGCGTGTCTACAGTAGCTTTATCTTTTGCTACAGGCACAGAAACTGCAACCGGTGAGGCAATAGTGAATGTTACAGGACTTTCCATGGTGACTGCTTTAGGAGATCCTTTCAGCACTCCTTGGGCAAAAGTAGTTACAGGAGCAAGTAATACTTGGACAGAGGTAAATGCAGCGTAACTTAGAAGAATTTCAAATATCGAATGGGGTAGTCGATGATTTATTAGCTACGCTTGAAATATTTAAAGAAAAAAATCTCGCTGAAGCAGCAAAGTGTACTAAAAAAGGTTTTCAAACTATGAACATATTAAACTTTGAAACACCAAAAGAAATATCTCGTAGAATATTAAAAGAAATTAATAAAGACCTTATCTTATTTCACATGCATTTAATTCACTATTTTAGTGGAGGAGAACAAATCTCTCATGATCATAGTGCTACAGAGGATTATTCTTTTATTCTTTATTTGAATGATTCTGATGGAAATACCGTTTTTGAAAATATTGGTGAAATTACACCAAAAAAAGGTAAATTGGTTTTTTTTAAAAGTGATCTTTCTCATTTAGGAAAACCTAGTTTTGATCAAAAAAAGATAGCAGTAGGCGCATTAAAAGGTGTTGCTTGAGTAACAAAAAAAGATATATTTTAGGAAGGTAAAAACATGGCAAGCTCATTCTCAGATAGACTCAAACTCGAACTCATGGAAACAGGCGCAAACGCCAATACATGGGGCACAAGAACTAATAATAATTTAGACGTTTTAGATGCTTTTGGTGCAGGTTATATATCTAAATCTGTAGCGGGTTCAAGTAATATTACTTTAACAACAGGTAATGCAGACGCAACAGCAGAATCAGCAAATAAAGTTATTGAGTTAACTGGTGCTTTAACTGGAGATATAGTTGTTTTTGTTCCTGCTGTTGAAAGTGAATATGTTTTCTTTAATAATACAACAGGTTCACAAACTCTAACTATAGCAGCGACCGGGCATACAGCAAATGGTATTGCAATCGCTCAAGGTGCCTACTCACATGTTTATAATGACGGTTCTGCTAATTTTAAAATGTATAATGCTGTTGACAAATTAGGAGCAACAACTTTTAAAGATACTGTCACTGCGGGTTCTTCAGGACAAATTATTCTTAGAACAAATGGTGCTGTTACTGCTACAACATTTACAGGTGACGGTTCAAATTTAAGTGGAGTTGAACCTTTTCCTTCTGGAACAAAACAAGTTTTCTATCAAGCATCTGCTCCAACAGGTTGGACACAAGACACTGCTTCTGCATTATCAGAAGCTGTTATGTCAGTCGTCACTGGTTCAGGTGGAGGCACTGGTGGTTCTACTGCTTACTTCTCTTCTTTCTTAGCTACAACTAATAAATCTGGAACAGATACAGCAACTGTTTCAGGATCAGTTAGTGGTACTGTTGGTCCAACAACTTTATCTACTCCAACAATAGCTACTCATACACATAGTATTTACGCATATAATCCTGGTCCTAATAATAATCCAAACCTTGGAAGAAATGTACTACAATATCTTACAGGTCGACCTCAATCAAATCTTGTGGAGGTTCCTAATGTAGTTTATAATCAAGGTGGTGGTGGTGGTCACTCTCACCCTTTTAATGGATCTTTATCAAGTGCAACTGCTGATGTCTCAGTAACTGTACCTGCTGCAAACGTTAAATATGCAAACGTAATTATAGCCGCCAAAGATTAATGCCCATATTCGACCCTGACGGTAAATGTCCGTTACTCAACAAAAAATGTATTAAACATCAATGTGTTTGGTATAACATGCTTCAAGGCAAACACCCTCAAACAGGTTTGGATGTGCAAGAGTGGGGATGTTCTATAGCTTGGCTTCCTTTACTTCTTGTAGAAAATTCAGCAAAAACGGCTGGAGTTCAAGCAGCAACTGAGTCTTTTAGAAATGAAATGGTAAAAGGTCAAAATGTCATGAATAATATTTTAGCTGCTCAACCTCAAACAAGAAAAGAAATTAAAACTATAAGTAGTTTATTTGGCAAAATAGGTGATCATCAAAAAGCAATAGAAGAAAATAATCCAGAGGGTCAAGATGAAAGCATTAGACAATTAAGTAATAATAAGATAAAAGTAAAGAAGGAAAAAAAGGTAAAAAAAGATGGCAACAACCGTAAACAACACAACCGTAAATAGTAGAATTACTATAATTTTTGACTCTGCGGGAGCATTAGATGGTGATGGGCCCGCTAAAGGCACAGGTAATACTGAATCCGATGTTTATCTGGATAATACAGTACACCTAAATGTAAGATCTCATACTGAAATAGATTCTGGTATTCATGCTTTACAGTGGGATGCTACAACAAACACAGGTGAAATTGAGTATACAAATAATAATGACAATCTTGCAATATCCTCCTTTCCTCAGTGGGCAACAAATGTTGTTATAAGATGTGAAGCAAATAATACTTATACAACAACATACGATGGTCATGCTGATGCTGGTGCAGCTGATGATTCAGCAGCGGTAACAGCAGCAACTACAGCTAGGAATAACTACCTATCTGCACATAGCATAACTTACTAAGTTTTCTGTGTAAAAATTATGAAAGAATACATTCTAGAAGTAAGAAAAATAATACCTCAAAAACTTTGTAAAAAAATAATTCATTATTTTGATAATGATTATGGTGAAGCAGGAACTGTTGGAAGTGGTGTTAATAAAGATATAAGAAATTGTTTAACTCGATCTATATTGGAAACAAAATCTTTTGGTGAAAAGATTTGTTCAAACTTAGCTAAAGAAAAAATATTTGAGTGTGTAAGTCATTATAAAGATAAACATAGCGTTGAAATCAAAAAAATATCACAACTAGATATTTTACGATATGACACAAATAAATACAAAGCAGGATATAATTTTCATAATGATTTTGGACACGAGGTTAATGATAGACATTTGTCTATTTCTGTTTGTTTAAACAATGAGTATGAAGGAGGAGAATTTGTTTTTGATTTACCTTCTGGACATTATGTTATTCCTCAAAATGTTGGTGACGCAGTTGTTTTTCCATCCAATTTTATGTTTCCTCATCAAGTAAATAAAATAACAAAAGGCACGCGGTACGCTTTGATAGGATGGGTTATATAATGCAACCAATATTTATTAAAGAATTTTTACCAAAACAAATTTTAAATTTAACTTATACCTATTCAATATTAAAATTTTCTAATCAAAAAAAGTTTGATGCAGACCCACAAACTAATTCTTTAATTAGTGAACATGGTGATTATTTAATGGAAACTTTAATGGATATGAGCACTCCTATTATAGAACAAAATGTTGGAAAAAAATTATGGCCAACATACTCTTTCTTTAGGATTTATGACAAAGGCTCAGATTTAAAAATACATAAAGATAGGGCATCTTGTGAGTATACGGTGGCTTTATGTTTAGGAGCGCATCCTACTGATCAGCCCTATGAAATATTTGTTGGAGAGGAAGATGAAACCTCCGATTACAAATATTACAATGATCAAGAAGAATATAAAAGATATAAAATTGAACATAAGTTTCCCATGTTGCCTAATAATGCAGTGATATTTAAAGGAATGGATAAAATTCATTGGAGAGAAATATGTTCTCACGATCATTTTATAACAGTATTTTTACACTATGTTGATCAAGACGGACCATACAAAGAAAATAAATTTGATAAGAGAGAGATGTTAGGCGCAAAAAAAGACTCTTAATGTATAATCAAGATTTATATGTTCTAGACGGGGGTATTGGAAAAAATATATGTTTTACAAATTGTTTGGCTAAGTTAGGTAAAGTAAACGTAATGTCAACGTGGCCAAAAGTTTTTACTAATAATCCAAATGTAAATTTTAGTTATGATTCTCAACTTAATCCTCTTTTAGACAAAACAACTTTTTTTAACAAGTTCGAGAATATTTACATGATTCAAGGATATGATCCTTACTTTCATAGAAACAAAATACATTTGATTAACAATTTTAGAAGAATCTTAAATCAAGATACAAATGAAATTCTATACAATGAGATTTTTTATTCAGAAGAAGAAGAGGAAGAAATACAACCTCTTCTGGAAAAGCTAGAAAGTTTTATTTTAGTACAATTTATTGGAAGTGATGAGGGCTCTAAAGAAACAGATTTTTTTGGATCAAGAGCATTAACTAGACAGGAAGCTCAAGAAATTATTAACGTAATAAATTTTGATTTAAAACTTAACGTAGTTAATGTGTTTTCCTTAAAAAATCATTTTAATAATACTGCTCAACTAGACATTCAATTAGATTACAGAAACTACGCTCATTTAATAAAATATGCGAAATCATTTGTAGCAATTGATAGTTCTTTAAACCACATGTCAGCAAACAGATTTTGTAATACAAAAGGAGTTGTATTGTGGAATGATGAAAATGTACACGAGCGTTTTTGTTATGATAAAAATATTAATCTTTTTAGTAATACACCTGGTGTTATGAGATTTGATAAAAACATTATTTTAGATAGTTTACACAAAAACATAAAGGAGAGTAAATGATTAAAAGAGAAGAAATAAAGGATCAAAATTTTAGAGTATTTTTAGGAATGCCTATGTATGGCGGGATGTTAACAGAGAGCACTTTACATGGATTGCTAGAATTACAATCGTGGACAGTTGCAAACAATGTACATTTAAGGATACAAACTATGGGCAACGAGAGTCTAATTACACGAGCAAGAAATACCATGGTGTCTATGATGTTTGATCAACAAGATTTTGTAGCAACTCATTTATTGTTCATAGACGCTGATATTGGTTTTACGTGGCAAAATATTGAAAGACTTCTTTGCGCAGATAAAGACATAGCTTGTGGTATCTATCCAAGAAAACATCTTCATATTGAAAAAATTAAAAAAATATTAGAAGAAAACCCTGAAGCACAGCCTGATGAAATAGAAGCAAGAGCCTTAGGCTACAATATTAATTTTGATGATCCTTTAAACTTAAAAGGTCAAGGAGGATTTTTTCCTGTGCAAGAAGCAGCGACTGGAATGATGCTTGTAAAAAGAGAAGTGTTTAGAACTATGATGAAAAAGTTTCCTGAACGTAAATATGAATCTGATCAAATAGTCAATGGTGGATCTTATAAGTCCGATAACTGTTATGATTTATTTGCAGTAGGTCCTTACGAAACAAAGACTAAAGAAGGAGCAGTGCAGAAAAGATATTTATCGGAAGACTATTATTTTTCTCGTTTATGGCAAGAGTGCGGTGGAGAGATTTGGGCTGACTTAGCTATGCCTTTAACTCACTTTGGTAATAGAGCCTTTAAAGGTCATGTTGGGTCTTTAGTTGCTAAAAAAAATGACTGATAGTCTACAAAAAATTGTTATCGATAATAATGAGTTTATTAGAAAATTTAACATTTTAAATAATGAAGACAGATTATTAATAAAAAAAGATATTGATTGGGAACTTACTAATAGACCTGATTCTGTTTCTTTAACTAGCCCTCATCAAACTTCTCCTAATATTTTTAATCAATATAAGAATACAAACCATTGGCAAAATTTACACAAAGCTTTTTCTGAGATTTCAGGTGATTCAGTTCCAGATTATACATGGGCAAATTTATCAAATGAGGAAAACCGTTATGGTTGGCATGATCACAAAAAAGTTAAATTAACCTGTGTATATTATTTGATTAGTCCCTATCCAGAATTTGGTACAAAGCTACAAAATGGTGTAGTTTTAGAGGCTTTAGAAAATTCAATACTATTTTTTAATGGATCAATTACTCATTCTGTAACTAATATGCCTCCAATACTAGGTAAATTTAATCACAGATATTCAATTGTATTTGACTATAAATAACAAAAAAATAGCTAATAATTTTAAAATTATATAGTATATTGACGTCATGCCATTAGTAAATTTTAGACCAGCTCCCGGTATTAATAAAGAAGTTACTGATTATACAGGACAGGGTAAGTGGACTGATGGTGATATGGTACGATTCTTTCAGGGATCTGCTCAGAAAATAAAAGGATGGGAGAGGTTTCTCTCTACAACATTAGTAGGTGTGGTTAGAGATCAACACGCTTGGGTTGCTCTTGACGGTACAAGGTACAACGCTTTTGGCACTGATAGAAAACTCTATATTTATGAAGAAGGACTAGCTTATGACATTACTCCTATTAGAGAAACACAAGCTTTAACTAATCCCTTTACTACAAACGCAACGACTTCAGTAGTAGTAACTGATACTGGACATGGAGCAGTAAAAGGTGATTTTGTTACTTTTGATTCTTTTTCTGCAATTGATGGTTTAGATATGAATAAAGAATTTGAAGTTACCTCTGTTGCAAACAACAATGCTTATAT